GACACACCAAGCACAGATCTCAACTCGGAAGCTGTAATTATGGTTGGCATGTCATCTCCTTACTCCCATTAATGGATGCCTGAGATCGGGAGCAACCTCAGGCACTCAGTTAAATTACGCTACTGTTAAATAACGGAATGCAGTAGGGAAGCGGTTTACTACGGCTACATAACCATAAAGACCGATCTCGATGCGTCCATTAGCAACCAAATTGGCACGAAGTTCAATTGTGCCACTCTCGTGGAATCGCATTGCTGCTGATGGATAAACTAATCCATATTTAGCACCTGCATCGTTGCCTGTGTAGTTAGGATCAACAACTAATGAAAGACCAGCAACTGTTCCAGCTGTTGAGCCTTGTGAAATTAATCCGCCAGCATTTTGTGGAGCTGCTGCTGCGAATAGTGGACGCTGTGATCCATCAACTGCGCCAAGTAATCCAGCGAAATCAATATCATTTTGTCCACCTGAAGGAGCAACCAATAGGCGGTTTGGTGTGAAACGCATAACGCCATAAGAATCTGCAATTCCATCAGCGATGGCTTTGTAGATAGATGATCCAGTTGAACCAATTGAGTTTTGTGCTGCAATGTTTGCTGCATAGGCATCTGTTTTTTGTGCGTAAGATGCAGCTAACTCCCTGACAAGGAGGTCAGCAAAGCTGGGATCCGAGCGATCAAACAGCTCAACATTTACAACATTTGCTCCAGCAAACTTGACAATGTTGTCCTCTTGGAAAGTTACAACTGTATCGGTTGATGAAAACTCAACGCCCTCACCAGTTTGAGCAACAGTTGCCTGTGTTCCTAATTTAGGAGTGAAAATTTTCATTCCTGATGCTGGAAGTGGAGCACGCTCGATTGAATCAATAAATGGACGGCTTGAATCAATTACGCCAATTACATCGCGTAGATAGTTAGGTGGAACCATTCCTGTGTTCTCAGAAACAGTTGCAATTTGTAATGCTGCTACTAAATCGCGTGCATCGGTGTCGCCACCTAGTGCTTTAATTTGTGCATTTAGATATTGTCCTGCTGTAACATTTGTATCAACGCGTGGCTTTGTGTATGCCATGTAGTTGGCTGTTACAACTGGAGCCTGTGTCGCTTCTACCGCTTCGGTTGCGATAGGAGCCTCAGAAGTAATTTCTGACACTATGTTCTCCTTTGTTGTGGTTTCCTCAGCGGTTGCTTCGGAATTCTCTGGTGTTTCACTAGCTGCAACTTCAGCCACTCTTGCGCTGTCAATTGCAGGATCTGTTACAAGTGAAACTTCCTGAAGTGTGCTTGATTTAATTCTTAGCACGCCTTCCTCATTTTTCCATTCATTAATTTTTACACCCACGCTAAATCCATCACGAAGCCCAGTTGCAGCCTCTTCCAATGCATCATCCGCACGAAAAGTTTTGGCTAAACGAAATGTAGCCTCTAAACCTGTATCTGTTGCAGTTATGTCAATTAATTTTCCTAAAGGTTTGGTTGTTTGATGCTCAAGCAATAATTTGACAGGCTTTGAGAAATCAATGCTGTCTTTTTCAAATACTGTTAATCCTGCGCTAGTTGAACCCTGCTCATCCCATGTAACGATCTTTCCTGAGATTGTGCGCTTGTTCGTGTCAGCAGCTGTTATTTCTATTGGGAAATTAATCTTCATCGGATTAAGTCCTCCTCCTCTTGGATTTGCTCAATGCTCATTGCACCGATGCGATTTAGGATTTCATAAACTTGAGCACGCTCTAATGCTGAACCTCTCAAGAAATCATCTATGTCAAATCTGGTTTCAATTCCGTTAGGGCAAAAATCCGCAGCGGATAAGCGTTGCTCAATGGCAGTCAAAATTGGTCGAAGTGAAAAGTCAATCAATGCTTTTCTTTCGGCTACTGTATTTGTATAAGTCATTGAAGTTGTTTCAGCAGATATGAAACTGGCAGGAATTCCTGAAGCCCTCGCAATTTCTAAAGCAAGGTATTGGCGTGCTTCATTCATCTGAAGCGACTTAGGGTCGAAGCCTAAAGTTTGTAATTCAACATCAGCATTTAAGAATGCAGTTGATCTTGTTGATCTTGATATTCTCCAAGATTCCAAAAGTTTTGTAATTCGTTCTGGAGTTAAATTTGTGCCATTTGACTTAAGAACCATTTGTGGCATTGGCTCTCTTGCATACATTTCAGCAGCTTGTTCTAATGCAGCAGCAGCTTTAATTGTGCGACCTGCACGATTTAGTATTCCTTCATCTAATCCGTTAAATACAATTAATGAACCAATTCCGAATGGTGGAACTCTTTTACCATCTACTGTGTAATACTCAATTTCGGTTGAGTTACTGTTTAATGATGCATAAACTCTATTAGGTGCAATTCTTGTCCATGCTCTAATTCTTGAAGCATCGGTTGCAGCATAAGCATCCATTACCATTCCATAAGCAACGCCATAAAGTAAAAGATCTTCAGCGATCCATGCATAAATTGCTGAACCTGCAACTCTTGGATCTGGTTGCATAATTACTCGGTTTGGTCTTACATGTTCATTTGTAAAATGATTATATTGTTCAAGTGGTAAAGATCCGACTGTTGAACAAATTATTCCTCTAGCGCGAGCACCTGACGGAATTGCCATAAACTGTTCGCGAGATGCAGTTGTTGTTCCAAATAAAATTCCTCCAACTAATTGTTGCGAGTTGTAAGGAGCGAGCGCAGCAGAAACATCAACTTGTGAATTCGGTTGATTTGATTTGGCGGTAAATCGGTCAAATAATCCCATTAGCACATAATATACCATAAATACAAATTATCCGACTTGAATGTCTACCTCTGTTTCAACTTGTGTCGCAAAATATGAAGCGAGAGCTGATGCCACCGAAGCACACACGGCAACCCTGCTGGCTCTCCTTCCAATAATCCAACTTCCATCTCCGTAAGGCAATTTAGCAGCTGATAATGTTTGTTGAGTTAACTCCTCTTGCCCACCATGCTGTAAGCGATGGCTATTTATTGCTCCAAGCCATCTGTCGCAACTTTCTGCATAAATGGCACCATCCATATCAGTTATTGGAATTCCTGCTGGAACTAGGCGACTTGCAACAGCTTGGGCAGTTCTTTTGGAATAAGCCACAGTTTGAACATTGTATCTGCGCACATAGGGAGCAATATCATTTGCTACGGCTAAATCATTTATTGAATAATCATTTGACCAAGTATGTAGTAAAACTAAATTAAATCTTTCCCCAGAAAGTTTTTGGGTTGCGACTAATGCGCCAAATTTACGATCTGGACTTAAATCTAATCCAAACCAAGTTTCTTTTTCAGGATCTAATGGTATTGGTTCAGTCTGACACAAAGCCCACTTTTGAGCATCAATTGCTGAATTGATCGTATCAACCCATTGACACAATACTTCGGTTCGCACAATATCTGGGGGATCATTAAGGACAGCTTTTAAGTTATCAGGATGAATTGTAATTCCAAGCGATGGATTGGCTTGAGAGAATGCTTCCCAATTGATATCACCTGACGGAAGGGTTATCGGTGCATCGGGTTCGGCACTCCACTCAAACCAACCGATCGTATCGGAGGAGTTCGCACCTGTGGCTAAAGCGCGTTCTCTAAGTTTGTTTAGGATTACGGAATGTTGATCTCCAGCATTTGAATAAATCCATACTTGAGGATTTTGTGCAGCCATCATTGTGTATCTCATTGATGACCAAGCATCTTCATCTTTATATTCTCTTAATTCATCCAAGTGAATTGTAGAAGGCTTTGAAATACCACGCGAAGCATTGTTAGCAGCTTTAACTACAAACCTGCGACCGCCTTTAAGTTCCATTTCTTCCGCACCATGTTGCCACCGAATTTTCTTTACCTCACTAGCCAAGCGAGGATTTTCTTCAATTAAGGAAACCATTTGCCTAAATGTTTCAAGTGATGTAGTTAATCTATGAGCTGAGGACAGCTGCAAGTTTTCGCCCCAGACATACATTCCACAAAGTATGCGGAGCATCATAAATGTAGACTTACCATTTTGACGGGCTATCAAAAGTCCAGCCTCTGTGTGATGCCATCTGCCATCGGGCTTGACTTTATGACCATGAATAGCCACAAACTTTTGCCATTCCATCATTGGGATACCGATCTCAGCTGCAAAGTCGATCATTTCTTGACCTTTAGACGGCAAATCATTCAAAGGAGAGTGAATTCGTGGAGTTGCCACACCTCCTATTTCTGATTGAGCCTGATCTAAAAGGATCTCTCCAGTTTTAAGGTCTATCAATCTGATTCAATCTGATCGTGGGCGATCGAGGTGTTTTGTCGGTTAGAAAAGGAAATGGGGGTCGGTGGTGTCCTTCCGCCCACAAAAAAACGCCCACCCTTAGATAAATTACATCTACGACAACTTGCAACTAAATTTTCATCGTTATCTAAACCACCTAATCTTCTTGGAACTACATGATCTACTGTTGTTGCTTCTTGATTGCAGTATTGGCAAATGAACTGATCTCTACGCAGAATGCGACTTCGTATTGAACGCCAATGTCTGGTAGATCCAGTATCTCTTAAAGCTGACTTACCCACTAATACCATCCTTTAATCTTATGATGAGCGAGCGCATTACACGGATTACTGTATCGCTTCTCTATGTATTTTAATTGCCAATCAATCTGTTTGTATCCATCTACTTTACTCAACCATTTGGATCTACCTTGAGGAATACCATAATGACTACCGTTCTTGGCTTTAGGATTCCATCTTGATTCTTTAAAATTTAATTCATCTAAACAATAGAATTGATCTAAGTTATTAAGCTGAATGAAAGCCCATTGTCTGTAATGATTAGTTGTATCTTGAGCAACGGAATCATTATTTTGAAAGGCTATTGTCATTGCTAAAGACAGAGATATCACCAAACCAAACCTTGCGATCTTTCTGCTTCGCAGATCGCCCTTTCGCTCTGAAAGCGAATTTGCGTTTAAGGGTAGCATACGACTCCAAATCCATTAACATAACCGCAGGTCAGACGGCAAGTCATTTAGCATCAATCAATAAACATGTATGACAAGGCTGATCTACAAACATCCAAGCACCGCATTTAGTGCAGCGAATTACAGGCTCTTGAGTGTCAGTAGATTCTGCTAGATTCTTTGTTCCAATAGCACAACACTTAAGACATTGATAAACCCTAAATCCATCAGCTGTGTCATAGCCATCCATCCAGATAAACTCTGTATTGGCTGAACAAAAGTTGCATCTAAACCTTATTCCCATATCAACCTACTACCTTTCGGATCATTGAGTATTAGAATAACGCTGTGGAAATGATTTGCTTTAGTTTCCAAGCCATTCATTGAAATATAGTTAATTCTTCTACTAGGAATGTAGATTGTTGGATAGCCATATTGCGAATACAAAGCGTGCCTACGCTTGCCACCCAATGCATCTATCGGCAATACTAAAGCTGATGGTTTTTTGGACTTTAGGCATTTTTCAATAACATCATCTTTTATGCTGAATGGTGGGTTCGTAATTAGGTAGTCATATTCATACTCTGAAGCCAACCAATTATCCATTCCAAACAACATGTTGTGATCATGTTTTTGCCCTTGAATTACAAAATAACTCTTGTCCGTATCGAATGGGCAAATAACTGTTTTATTGATTGGTATCTCAAGCAGGGAATACATGAGTGCAACTGTTTCTGGCTTTGTATACCATTCATCAGTTTTTTCAATTTTAGTAATACTGCTTAGATTAACCACCTTTACCAGCCCATCCTGTGCCTTTGAAAATTGCTGGAACAGCTGTATAGACACGCGTTAATTCAAAGCCACATACTTGACAAAGAGGGATTTCGTGCTGCATCGGAAGATCCAATACAATACTTGACCCCTCTCTATCACAAGCGTATTCATAATTCGGCACTATGGAATCCGATTGATTGAACGACAGGAATAGCATCGAAGCAGATCGCCCTCATGAAGTAATCTGTCATCGTTGCAGTTATCGCACACGACTGTTGATGGTTCGACTTTAACTCCGCTATCTGTAAAAGTAGCAGTTAGACCAGAGCCATCAATGATTTGTAATTCACCCATTTATTCACCTCCCTTGCATTCACCTTTGCATCTAATAATCCTAAATTTAGTTCCTTGACATGTCATTAAATAATAACCATTTTCATCAATAGTCATTTCTTCAATAACCAATGGATATTCTTTAGGATAAGGAAGAACTCGCCTATTTGATTTGGTCTTCAAAAAATTAGGCATTATTCACCTCCTTCAAAATACCATTTTCCATTAGCTGTAATCTTTCCCCATTTAGGTTCGCATTTCTTTGCTTTACAAACATAACCCATGTATGGCTTTCCGCCTTTCGATATTCCTTCTTTGAGAATATGACCATGCTCGCAAGCAGGAGGTTCATTAGGTGTTGATTTACCTATTGCATCAACTGCTTCGCTAACTGTCCATTGAGCAACATCATTCTCTTTATTCTCAACTGCAAAACTTGCTCTAAGAGCATCTTCCACAGCTGCTGATTTAGTTCCGGGTGGTGAATATCTGCGCTCTGCTAGTTTCTTCTCATATTGATTTGGCTCAACATCAACCTTTTTCATGTCATCTTTGGTTGCTGTTTTGTCAGACCCTTTAAGTAGAATGATTGCTCTACCTAATGCGCTTGTTGCAGTATCCTCAACATAAAATCTTTTCATGTTAGGAATATAAGTTTCTCTAGATCCAAAAGCCAAGTTTGTTACTGCTGGATTTACATCCTTAGAATCTCGCCATAAAGTTGATTGGATTAGAATATAACCATTTTCTGCATCAAAACTAACAACTGATAAATCTGATCGACCCATAGGATAATTGCCAATGAACCATTTGTTCAAAGTAGCCACATCCTCATAATCATTCCAATTGATGGCCATTAGTTAGTCCTCCCAGTTTTCATCTTTGACTGCATCAAGTACAGTTTTATAGACAGATCCATAGGCAATGAAGTCTTTGATACTGTCGTAATGATCTGGGGTTTCACTAAGCCTAGAAACCTTGACCAATGCCATACATAAAGCAGCTTGGTGTGGTGTGATTGGGAAATCGAGATATGCAGACCATAAGCCCGCAATTCTTTTGTGGTTGTAGTATGGATGTCCATAGACACTTCCGCGCTGTTGGATCGTAGTAATGACCTCATCAAACAAGCTTTCAGTTTTTGTCATAATCAAATACTTGATCTCGCTTGGCATCTGTAATCCTGCGGTGCATATCAAAGCCATGTTTACGACCACGCCAGTACATAGTTTGCCCGTAATTTTCTTTAATTGTTGAGTGAATGCCCCAAACAATGAAATAACCAAGGATTAAATAAAGCACAATCCAAGGTGCTGTTGTTTCTATCATGTTGCTCCCTTACATATCCACAACGGTTGTGAATACATAAAGTATGACTTAAAGCAATGACCTTTGGTTAATTACTTTCGGCGTGTTATATAACGATTAGATAACGCCGATATTCTCAAATTCATCGATATGATCATCAATCGAACGATCCCGATAGTCGGTTTCAAGCCCCATACGACTTTCCAAGAGCTGTGAAACTGCCATCTTTGTTAATCGGAATAAGAGTAGGGGTCATGTTTTTGCCGTTCCATTCAAGGATTGCGATACCCATCTGCCAATTGGCTAAGCCTTTGGTATAAGAGGCTTTTGCCTTATTCATAAGGTTTCCTACCTCAATGCCATATAAAGGCCTGTAATGGCCTCCTAAGCCCTCTGAGAAGGCACTCATGCCCAACTTATGGGTGTGTCCACAAACAACGCTCTTACCAGCCTTACGAGCAAGATTTAGGGCAGTTATGCCAGCATTAGGATTTGAGTTGCCTTCATCGCCATGAGCCAAGATCCAGCCCTTTTCAAATTCGTAGAATGTCTTATGGAAAGTGATGCCAAGATTATCAAAATCCATGAACTTTGCATATTGTAATTCTGGGAGGCTGATCAAGCCCGGCACTTTTAAGAGAGTGTTATATAGGCGATCAGTATGATTACTGCGGACAATATGAGCTTCTTTAGCATTCTCAGTTAATGCCCAAAGGATCTCTTGAGTAGCTGTGCGATCTTCATCAAGAGTTTGCTGATAAGCCAAAGGTGTTTTCTCAGCCCATCGAGAAATGGTTTGAAAGTCAATCTCATCGCCAACACATAGAACGCTGTCAAACTTCTCGCGTCTTGCAAGTTTAATGACATTCTTTACAGCTGCTTCATGGTGGTATGGAATTTGCAAATCACTTATTACTAAGTATCGCTTAATCGTCATCCTCATCGTCAGTTGGATCTATGGAAGGAATAATCCCACCATCGCCTACGACCCAATCAGGGAAAGTCTTATGCTCGGTCATTAACCAGAATGCGTGCTCTGGTGTAAATCCTGCTTTACGAGCTGCTTTGTAACATTCGTGCAACGCAATGTAATGCGCATCAATCTTTGTTGGATCAGGAGTTTGGCGAACTACGCGACGATTGATCTTTTTGCGTTTGATAGGTTTTCGTGTGTTCGCCATAAAATAAATTATCGCTTACTAATTAAGATAAAGAGATCATCAACACGCGACTCTAATCTGTTTAATTGATCCTTCATGCTTGAGCCACCGTTAGGCTTAAGTTCTTGCAGATAAGACTTAATAACCCAGCGCAGACCCACTAATAAACTTGTTGCGATGGCGCAAAGTCCAACGCTTAATCCAACCCATTCGTTCGGTGTCATTTCGCATTAACGCCATAATCAGCTTCTGTGCCTGAACTTGGATCAATTGCTTTTGCAAGAGGTGCAATTAACGCACCTGCAAGAATTGCTAGTTCTGGTCGGATGTCAGCAACGATTGCCAAAAGGACAGTAATACCAGAGGCTGCAACAGCTCTTAGATATGATTTAATTGCTGCTTTATGTTTGTTGGTCAGTTTCATTACTTGCCTCCTAGTAGTGGGATGTTAAAGAACTCGCCTGTTTGATTTGGTTTGAATGAAATATGGATATGTTTGTGGTGTGGGTTTATGCCACGATACTTGATGAACTTCCAAAATGACTTAGCACTTGCAATTTTACCAGCGTGGATTATGTAAGAAATACGCTTATCTTTTTTTGCTGCCAATCGAATTTGATCTGCCAAAGCATGACTAATTCCTTGTTCGTTAGATAAGCCAGCGTCAATGTCGATTGCGCATACTTCA